CTTTTAGGTTTATATTTATATGAGAAGTTTAATATAGTTATTTCTTATAAAAGGTTAATGTCTTGAGAAGAACCTCTTCCCGACGAATTATATGAATATGTTTTAAAAGGTAAAATTTGACTTGAAGAAATATCTAAAAAATTAATTATTTATGATAAGTCATTAAATAGAGATTCCTTTTATAGAACTATGATGGAATTGTTAGAAGAATCTGGGGAATTCAAAGAATCTGAGGATGGTAAAAGAAGAATTTATCAACCTAATGATCCAGATTTAATGATTCTTGGCGTAGTTGACCATTTAGCATTATGTTCCCCTAAAACGGGAGAAACTAAAAAAAGTGAAATGGATGCTATTTCAGCTTATGCTGTTAATCTTCGAGAAAGATGTGGTGTTTCCTGATTTATTTTGCAGCAAGCAAATAGAGGAACTACTGATATGGACCGAAGAAAAGCAGAACTCTATGAACCTTCAAGACAAGATTTAAAAGATACTGAATGTCCATATAATGATTCAGATGTTTGTATTGGAATCTTTAACCCTGTAAAGTTAAAATTAAAAACTACAAGAAAATATATTATTATTGTTGATCCTCCTGAAAATAATTTCTATGGATTGAGGGATCGATATAGAGGTTTGTGTTTAATAAAAAATAGGGATGGAGATCCTGATAGGTATATTCCAATGAATTTCTTTGGAGAAATTGGTTATTGAAGACAATTACCTAAAGCAGAAGACATTACAGATTATTCTTTATACTTAAATTTAGAATCTAATACTAAAAATGTAGATGATGTTCCACAAAAAGAACGGAAAGAAGAATTAATATATAATTTTTAACATGGCAATAGAACTTCCTACTTCTATAATCCCCGCAGAATTAGAAGATCCAAAAAATCTTATTATATTTTCAAAGCCAAAACAAGGAAAGTCAACAGCATTAGCTGCATTACCTAATGCACTATGTATTGATCTAGAAGATGGTGGCTATGATTATATAGATGCTGTAAAAATAAAAGCAAATTCTGTACAGGATTTAAAGGAAATATGCAAGGCAATTAAGGAAGCTAATTATCCATATCAATTTATTGTTTTAGATACTATTACTGCTCTAGAAGAAATGGTAAAACCTCTAGCTCTTAAATTGTATCAAGATACTGTTGCTGGTAGCAAATTCACCGGCAAAAATGTTTTAGATGCACCAATGGGGGCAGGATATACTAAAGTTAGAGAAGCAATGGAAATGGTTATTAATATGGTTTCCAAATGTGCTCCTAATATTATTTTAGTATGTCATACCAAAGATTCAGCAATTTCTGATTCAGATGTTACTATCAAGGGAATCGATTTAGCTGGCAAAACTGGTAGAGTACTTTCTTCAAGAAGTGATGCAATTGGTTTCTTATATCGCGATGATGATTCTAATACAATTTTATCATTTAATACTGGTGATAAGTTTGTAGAATGCGGTGCAAGGCCAAAAAATCTAAGAAATAAAGATGTAATTCTTGGAGAAATGAAAGAAGATGGAGAATTAGAGTTCCATTGGGAACGTATTTATCCTAGTCTTGCAAAATAATTAAAAGATGTTTAGTATTCAGTTTGATTTTGACCCAGAGACATCTGAGATAACAAATCTTAGGGTGGTTAAAGTCGGAGAACAAGTAGATGATGCTATTGTAACCCTGGAAGATAATAAATTAAAACTATCAAAGTCGGCGCAGCTTCTCTTAGGAGCTATACCAAATGATAGAATAACAGTTTCATATTATACAGTAAGTCCTGAAGAAACTTTTCCAGTTATTGGAAAATCTGAATTATTTACTGATAGTACAGGGGGAAATAGACTAACGAAATCTAATACCGTATCATTTAGAGGTACACAGAGAGACATTCTGTTAGAATACGGCAAGTCCTTTAAATTGGAACCTTTTAAAAACTATTTTAAAATGGTAAAATTGGAAGAGGAGTCAGACAATGACAATCTCAAAGATGAAGAACTTGATCTCGAAAATTTGAAATAAAAGATCTTAGATTATTAAAAAATTATTATATGAATTTTGATTTTAGTGGTGCCGTAAAGGCAAAAGAAAGTGGAAATTTTCTATCAGCAGGAATTAAAGATGCAACTTTTCAGGGAGTAGAATTAAGTAAGGTTACTAGTCAGAAAACACAAGAAGTCTTTTTAACACTAGCTCTTAAATTGGATATTGAAGGTTATGGTGAATATACTCAAAATTTCTTCGAACCTCAGTCTGATGAAAGACCCGAAATGCAATGGGGCAAAACAGCATCCCCTCTCGATCATTTCCTCATTACTGTTAGAGAAATACTCGAAGCAGTAGACCCACAAATTATTAAAGATATTGATGAAGGCAAAATTAAACTTACGGGATCATTTACTCAGGTAGTAAATACTGTTAAAAAGTTAACTGCTCCATCTATTGGAACTAAAGTACAAATAAAACTTATTCCACAGAATAATGGTTTCGTATCTATGCCTTCTTTCCCAGCTAGAATTACAAAAAATGGTGATCTTGGAATCGCAACAAGAATTATCGGTCATGATTTAACAATGACTGCACAGGAACTTAAGAAAATTGAAGCAGCAAAAACAGCCACCCCTACTAATATGGCTTCAAAAGTAAATGTTGCTAATGTTCTATCTGATATGGATGAGAACATTAATGAAGATGATTCTGACGATACTGATTTACCGTTCTAGTGGAAATAACTTTAGAACCCATAAGAGTCACAAAAGAGTTGATTCTACAAAGGGTTTCTGAAGAACAATTGATGGAACATTATCTTGGAATTCCTGTAAAAAAGGGGCTCTTTGTGAGCCCCTTAAGACAGGATAAAAATCCTACTTGTGCTTTTTATAGAAATAAAAATGGCGATTTAATATTTAAAGATTTTTCCGGAGCTTTCTGTGGAAATTTTATTTCAGTAGTAATGGAAAAATTTCAATGTTCTTTTGCTAAAGCACTACAAATAATTGGAAATGATTTTGGCATAATTCATCAAAAGAATTTACAAATAAATCCTCCAAAACTTGCTTATACAGGCAGTTCATTAAAAGAGCATAAATCGGCCATTATTCAAGTTGAAGTTAGAGACTTTCAGGATTATGAATTGGCTTGATGGAAATCCTATGGAATAAGTAAAGAAACATTGCGAAGATTTAATGTTTATTCCTGTAAAAATATTTTTTTAAATGGGAATTTATTTCACTTAGAAAGTATTAATCAACATATTTATGGTTATTATGGTGGAATAAAAGATGGAATTGAACAGTGAAGAATTTATTTTCCTGGCAAGAAAAAGTATAAATTTTTATCAAATTGAAGTTCTTTGAAAATTCAAGGAGCAGCTCAGCTTCCTAAAGACGGAGGAAAGTATCTGGTAATTACTAAATCCTTAAAGGATTGTATGACATTATATGAACTTGGCATTACTGCAATAGCGCCAAACTCCGAGAATATTTTTATAACAGAAAAACAATATCAAAAACTTAAAACCAAATTTGAAAATATATTAGTTGTATATGATAATGATATAGCTGGTATAAAAGGTTTGAAAAAAATAAAATCTTCTTTTCCCGATGTAAAAGTTGCATTTATTCCAAGAAAGTTTAATGTAAAAGATATTTCTGATTTTAGAAAGAAATATGGAAAACTAGAAACAGAAAAATTAATTAAAGCTGCAAAGGAATACTATTTTAATGAAAAAGCAACGTAAAAATAAACGAAATGGTTCTTATAATAGAAATAGGGGACATCGGGCTGAGCAAAAAATTGTTAATGAACTTAAAGATTTAGGTTTTAGTGGAGTAGTTTCATCAAGAAGTGAAAGTAAATCAACTGATGATAACAAAATAGATATAATTGATAAAAATAATAAACTACCTTGTTATATCCAAATAAAACACACTCTTCAAACCCCCCAATATTTTAATATCAGGGAAGAATCAACTGTTCCAAATGAAGAATTTTGCATTATTTGAGATAAACAAAAAAAGTGCGAAACAAACATTGTAACAGTCGGTTCCGCAGTAATAATGGATAAACAATTATTACTGCGGAACCGACTGTTACAATGTTTGTTTCGCACT